AATTAAAGGTAATGATACCTCTAAACCTTATCACTATAAGTTTGATCAAGCTGATGCTTCTAACTCTGGACACCCTTTATTATTTTATAACAACGCAAGTAAGACAACACAATTTACAACAGGTGTAACAACTAATGGTACACCAGGACAAGCTGGTGCTTATACAATGATTGCAGTAGATAGCGATACACCAAATATTTTATATTACCAATGTAGTAATCACGGTCAGATGGGTAACCATACTTTCTCAACTTCACCTACTATTAATACAGGTGTATTTTTAAAATTACCTGTGGCTGATGGTACGAGTGGTCAAGTAATTTCTACTAATGGATCAGGTACATTATCTTTTTCTAATAGTGTTACGTTTCCGACCATAAGCTCTATTAATCCAACTGTTATAGAAAACACACAGACAGCGGTAACAATTACAGGTACAAATTTTAAAGATAGCTCAACACCACCTTTTGTTGATGCAATTAATGCTTCAACAGGTGCGATTATAACTGCAGACTCAGTATCATTTACAAGTGCAACAACTGTTGTTGCAACATTTACCATATCTGTAGATGGTACATATTTTTTAAGATTAGAAAATAATGATGGTATTGCAACTAGATCATCTTCAGCTTTATTAACTGTATCGGATGCGCCTGCGTGGACAACCGCTGCAGGATCTTTAGGAACGGTGGCTGCTGGAGGAACTATTAATTTTACAGTGGCAGCTACCAATGCTACAGCTTTTGCGGTACAATCAGGATCGTTACCTGGTGGTGCAAGTTTAAATACAAGTACGGGTGCAATTACTGGTACTGAATCAGGCTCAAATGCAACGACAACGTATACATTTACTATACGAGCAACAGATGCACAGGGCCAAACAGCGGACCGTCAGTTTACAATTACAATATCTCACGGGGCGTCGGGAGGAGGACAGTTTAATTAACCATGGCTAGTACATATTTAACAAGAACAAATAGTTCACCTACTAATGCTAAAAAATATACATGGAGTAGTTGGAATAAAATTGATAGTGGTGGATGGTATCCTTTCTTTTCTAATACAAATCAAGGTGGTCATTCTTATATTGGATTTGGTGCATCTAGTAGTAGTTTTGGAGTTATAGAACATGGAGATAGTGCAGGTACTTTATATTATCTTTCAACAAGTTCAATTCAAAGAGATAGTAGTGGTTGGTATCATGTTGTTGTTCAATTTGATAGTACACAAAGCACAGCATCAAATAGAGTAAAAATTTATATAAATAATGAACTACAAACAAGTTTTGGCAATAGCGATTATCCATCTCAAAATCTTGATAGTTGGTTAAATACTAATGGATATACTATAGAAATAGGAAGAAGAAGTCAGGGAAGTGGACAATATTATAGTGGAATTATATCTCATGCACATTTTATAGATGGAACAATTTATGCACCATCAACATTTGGAGAAACTGATAGTACAACTGGAGAATGGAAAATAAATTCTAACCCTGGAATATCTACAGCTAATTATGGAAATAATGGTTTTTGGATGTTTAAAGATAATAATTCATTAAATGATAATAGTGGTAATGGTAATAATTTTTCTTTAGGTGGTGGTACACTTACAAAAACCGAAGATTGTCCAAGTAATAATTTTGCTACTTTAAATAAATTATCTTCAAAAGGTACTTTTAGTTATGGAAACACAGAAGTAGAACATAGCACTGGTGGTACAACCTATGAAACAACTACAACAACTTTAGGTATGACATCTGGCAAATATTATTGTGAAGCTAAAATTACGTACGATAATAATTATCCAGGTTTTGGTATTGCTTCTACAAATTCAATAGAAGTAACTAAATTAGAAAGTGATTGGCTAGGAAAAACTTCTAATAGCTATGGTTATTTTCTTGATGGAGTTATATATAATAATGGTAGCACAATAGCATCTGGACAATCTACTTTTGCTACAAATGATATAATTGGAATGGCACTTGATTTAGATAGTGCACAAAACACTTTAAAGTTTTATAAAAATGGTTCTCTAGTTAATACAACTAATATAACTACTAATTCTAATGGTTGGTTTTTTGGAACAACACACAACAATACAAAAACAGCAGCAAGAAGCAAATTTAATTTTGGAAATGGATACTTTCGTTCAGATGCAGTATCTAGTGCAGGGACAAATGCAAGTAATAATGGTATATTTGAATATGATGTACCATCAGGATATACTGCTCTTAGTACAAAAGGATTAAATTTATAATGGCATACACAACTATCAATAAATCTACAGATTATTTTAATACTAAACTTTTTACAGGTAATGGTTCTTTACCAAGAGCAATTACAGGAGTGGGATTTCAACCAGATTTTGTCTGGTTAAAAAATAGAGATGTAGCTTATAATCATCAACTTTATGATAGTGTTAGAGGTACAAGTGCAGGAGTTTTATATTCAAATTCAACTAGTGCACAAGATAACACATACCAAATGTCATCATTTGATAGTGATGGATATACAATGGGTTCTCAATTAGGTGCTGTTAATGGTAATGGAGAAGATATTGTATCATGGAATTGGAAAGCTAATGGTGCTAGTTCAGCTAATACAGATGGTTCTATTAACTCTACTGTTAGTGTTAATACTACAAGTGGTTTTAGTATTGTAAAATATACAGGAAACTCTGGAGGTAGTGGTTATTCTGCAACTATTGGTCATGGGTTAGGTGTTGCACCAAAACTTATTTTTGTAAAATGTATAACTCATTCAGCAGAGTGGAATGTTTATGCTAATGATCCGACAGATTTTTTAATATTAAACGAAAGTAATGCAACATCAGATGACGATACAAGATGGTATGACACAGCACCAACAAATTCTGTGTTTACTGTTGGCACTAATACTAATGTAAATAATGTAGGGAGAGATTATATAGCTTTCTGTTTCGCAGAAAAAACTGGATACAGCAAGTTTGGTACTTATACTGGAAATGGAAATGCTGATGGTAGTGTTATTTACACTGGATTTAAACCTGCGTTTTATATAATTAAACGGCTAGATACTACAGGTTCATGGATTATAAAAGATACTAAACGACCAGGATATAATGTCAATGGAACTTATTTGGTAGCAGATACTAATATAGCAGAAGCCACAGGAAGTGGTAATTTAGCAACTGATGAATATTCAAATGGGTTCAAAATGAGAGGTACCTCTGCTGCTATTAACGAAAATGGTGGAACATATACTTACTTAGCATTTGGTCAAACCTTAGTTGGGTCTAATAACATACCAGCAACTGCGAGGTAAACCGTGTTAGGTATTACCGCCCTCTCACAATCTCCGATAGCTTCATTAGGTGGAACTAATGTTAGTGTAGCTGTTACAGGTTCTCAACTTACAGGAAGCGTTGGTGCTTCAACTGTTGTTGGAAACGCTAATGTAAATGTAACAGGATCTTTACTTCAATCTAGTATTGGTGCTTCAACTGTAGCATTGAATACACCTGTTAATGTAACAGGATCACAATTAACAATGTCTATGGGAGAAGAAACTCCTGTAGGTAATGCAATAGTATCTGTTACAGGATCTCAATTAAATCTATCTCTTGGAACTTATTCTGTAAGTGCTGATGGTAATGTAAGTGTTATTGTTACTGAGCATGACATGGTAATGACTGCTGGTGCAATACCAACTGTTACAGGAGATGCAAACATCAATGTTACAGGGACACAAATAACAGCTAGCCTAGGTGAAGAAACTATAGATGTTAATACTCCTGTAGATGTTACAGGTGTATCTATGGCAACTTCAATTGGATCAGTTGTAGCCGTTCCTGGACAAAATGTAATTCTTACAGGTATGCAATTAACAGCTTCAATTAATAGTCCATTAATAACAGCTTGGTCTAACGTAGATCCAGACGTGACCAACACATGGACTGAAGTAAATAAAGGAGTTTCTAACACTTGGACAGAAGTTGATAAGGCAGCTTAAAAAGTGTATAATACCAAATTATGGCATCAACATTTTCATCAGATCTTAAATTAGAGCTAATGGCTACCGGTGAGAATGCCGGTACATGGGGAACTAAAACAAACACAAATTTAGAACTTGTTCAACAAGCTATTGCAGGTTTTGAATCTATATCATTATCTAGTGGTTCAACTACAGCTTTAGTTATGAGTAATGCATCTATTTCTACTGCTAGAAATATGGTAATTAAATTTGCAACTATTACACTTTCTGGTGCAACCACAGTAACCATACCAGACTCTATAGAAAAATTTTATATATTTGATTGCAGATTAATTACTAATCCAACAAACCTTACAATTAAAACTGCTTCAGGAACTGGTTTTACATTAGATTCTTCAAAAATTTATGCAGCGTATGCTGATGGTACAAACTTAAATGAAGTATCATTAGATACATTAGGTGGTACAATAGGCACAACTTCAATTGCTGATGATGCGGTTAACAACGATAAAATTGCTGATGATGCAATTCAAAGCGCACAACTAGCAGATAATGCAGTTTTGACCGTCAACATTTCTAACGCAAATGTGAGCACAGCTAAGATCGCTGATAATGCAGTGACTGCCGATAAATTACAAAGAAAATTTACAATAAGTACATCTTCCCCATCAGGAGGTAATGATGGAGACATTTGGTTCAAATATTCAACATAGGAGTTTAGATGGCTAATACCTATGCTAAAGTTTCAGGAACATTTGAAGAAATAGATAATGCTTATGCCAAAGTATCGGGTACTTGGCAAGAAGCAGATGAAATCTATGGTAAAGTTTCTGGAGTTTGGAAATTAGTATTTGCAGCTTTTGAAGCAACTTCAATACAAACATTAAGTTCAGGTTCTGGAACTTTTACAGTTCCTCAAGGGGCTAACGCAATTCACATTCAAGCAGGTGTTGGTGGGGGTGGCGGTGGAGTTACAGGAGCTGATTATGATAAAGCAGGTGGTGAGTCTTCTGGAGGAGGAGGAGGTTCTGCTGGTTACATTTCAGATAAAGTATTTTCTGTTTCAGAAGGTGAGACATTAACTTATGCCGTAGGTTCTTCGGGTAATCCAGGTAACAGTGGCTCAACTTTTACAGGTGGTGGAGGAGGTTCTGCTGGAGGTACTTCAACTTTATCAGGTTCAACCACTGGATCTATTTTTTCTTTAACAGGAGGCGGTGCAGCATCTTACAGTGGAGGGGGTGTTCAAGGGCCTTTAAGATCAAACAGTGCAGGGACAGGAGGATCGGCTACTATAGGCGGTACTGCAATTACATCAGGAACTTTTAGAGATTCAAATGGTGCAACTGTAAATGTAACAAGTTTAAATAATGGACCAAAAGGAGTTTTTAATGATTCTGGATCTGGAGCAACAGGTTCAAATAATGGTAACTGTGGAGGAGACAACTGTAGGATAGGTGGTTCAACTGGTGCACCATCTTTTGCAGGAACAGTTGCAGGAGGTGCTGGGGGTTCACCTTCTGGATCCGGTACTAATGGTACTGCAGGAACTAGAGGCTCTGGAGGTGGCGGAGGAGCTGCACAGGTAAATGGAGGAAATACAGATGGTGCTGCTGGTGGTAGTGGTGAAATTCAGTATAGATTCTTACGAGTACAATAATTGTTTTTAAAACCACAAAAAATTATATTTAATTCAATACTTCAAAGATATAAATTACAAAATATAAAACCAAATCAATCTAATAATAATCAAGAACTTATAGATCAACTTGAGATTGATATAAAACTTAATGGTTTGTTGTGTCCCTTAGTTGTTAATAATGGTGTATTAATAGATGGCCATCATAGATATGAAGCTATTAAAGATTTTTGTACAGAAACTCTTGTATATGTGGTAAATGATAATGATATGGAAAAATTATTATCTAAACTAAATAGTTATATTTGGTTTGATTACCAAGGTAAACTTGATGGCTAACATATCTAAATGGTTTGGATATCCTATATACATCACAAAGTTAGAAAACTTTGAGGATATTAATAAAAAAATTGTACCTATAATACTTAGAGATATTACTCCGACTAATTCTCAATACTCAACAACTACAGATGTAAAACCAAAAAAATTACAATCTATTGATGATAATTTACATAAAGATAAAAGATTTAAAGAATTATATACTGAGTTAGCTAAAGTAATACAAGGTTGTTTATCTGCACAAAAATATAATTTGAATTTGTTTGAAATATATATCACAAAGTCTTGGGCTACCTTATCTAACAAAGAACAACACATTGCTTACCACAGGCACATGAGTAGTCACTTTAGTTTTGTTTATTACCCACAAGCTCATGAACAAGGTAATTTATTTTTGCTTGATGATGACGCTCATAAGGTAGGATTAACCATACCAAAAAGAGATCCATACTTCACAGAGTGGGATCAAAATAATTATGGTAAAGCAGAGTATCCTGCAGAAACAGGTAATGTAATTATATTTCCATCCATGATGTTTCATGAGACTGGTAAGAATACAAAAGATATACCAAGGATTTCAATATCAGGAGATATAATGTTGACTATGAAAGAAGGTATTAAATCTGAACATAATATACCCTCCCCTGCGACTTGGATGAAGCTCTAAAATGATGTAAAATGGCTTATGCCTTTAACAAACGTAACTATTCGACCAGGAATAAATAAAGCAGATACTCCTTCTGGAGCAGAAGGTCAATGGATAGATGGTGACTTTGTAAGATTCAGATATGGTCAACCAGAAAAAATTGGTGGCTTTACAGCTATCGGTCAAGAAACTATCTCAGGACCAACACGTGCTCAACATACTTGGACAGATTTAGAAGGAAATAAATATGCTGCACTTGGCACTTCTAAAGCTTTGTATATTTATTTTGAAGATAAATTTTATGATGTGACACCTTTAGCAACAGCTATAACAGGAGCAACTTTTACTTCAACAAATGGATCTAATACAGTAACAGTAAATAAAACAAGTCATGCTTTAGATGTTGGAGAATATGTAACATTTACTTCGGTTACTTTACCAGGTGGTGGTGCCACAGGTTTTACCGTGGCTAATTTTCAAGATTTAACCTATGAAGTTCTAACTGTACCAAATGCAAACACTTTTACAATTCAAATGCAAACAAATGAATCTGGTTCAGGTATGACTGCAGCAGGATCTGCAAGCATTAATGCTTATGAAGAAATAGGCCCAACGATACAAACATATGGTTATGGTTGGGGAACAGGCACATGGAGTAGGGGAACTTGGGGATCTGCTACAACCAGTTCTTCAGTAATACTTGATCCCGGTACATGGTCTTTAGATAATTTTGGACAACAATTAATAGCAACAGTAAAAGACGGTAAAACATTTGTTTGGAATCCAGGTGTTTCAAATCCATTGGAACAAAGAGCAGTAATAATGACAGGTGCTCCGACAGCATCAAGGTTAACAATAACTTCAGATAGGGATAGACACGTTGTTCATTTTGGAACTGAAACAACTATTGGGGATTCTACCACACAAGATCCTATGTTTATTAGATTTAGTGATCAAGAAAACTTTAGCGTTTATCAGCCTACCTCTGTAAATACTGCAGGTACATTTAGACTTGATACAGGTAATAAAATTGTAGCAGCAGTATCTGGTAAAGATTATAATTTGATTTTAACAGACCAAGCAGCATACACTATGCAGTTTGTAGGACCACCATTCACTTTCTCCATTAGACAAGTGGGTTCAAACTGTGGATGTATTGGTCAGCACGCAACTGTATATGCAGATGGTAAAGTATTTTGGATGGGAGCTGGCGGTGGTTTTTTTGTATTCGATGGTACCGTTAAATTACTTCCTTCACTTGTTGAAGATTTTGTATTCACGACCACCGGATCAAATATAGGAATAAACTATTCATCTAATGAAATTATATATGGGTCACATAATTCATTATTTAACGAAATAATTTGGTTCTATCCAGCAGGTACTCCTTCAGGTAATCCTGCTGTACAAAACAATAGAGCTGTTGTTTATAATTATGTAGAAAACATATGGTCAGTAATGTCTCTTGCACGAAGTTCTTATGCTGATGCAAGCACATATGATGTACCTTACGCAACAGAATATGACTCAAGTGCTACGCCAACAATTTCAAATTTAAACGGTGCAACAAATACTTTTGGTTCTTCTACCTATTATGGTCATGAAATAGGTACGAATGAAATAGCTTTAAACGGAACTGAGACAGCAATACCTGCATTTATACAATCAGGTGATTTTGATTTACCTACAGAAGGAGATGGTCAATTTATGTTACGAGTCAGTAGGTTTTTACCTGATTTTAAAAATTTACAAGGTAATGCAATAGTGACAATATTTTTAAAAAATTTTCCTATTGATTCTGGAACTTCTTCACAATTAGGACCTTTTACTATAAACTCATCTACAA